TAGAAGGCTATATGACGACTAATATGGCTGATAAGAGAGCAAAGGCAGACCGTACTGATCCTCTTGACCTTAATTATCATCATATAGTCCTTCTTGCTAAGAACCAACAAGGTTTAGAAAATTTAAATAAGATTAATGAAATTGCTTGGACTGAAGGATTTTTTAGTAAACCAAGATTTGATTTTGAAACACTTGCAAAATATAAAGATGGAATTATTGTAACTTCTGCATGTCTTAGTGGCTGGATAGCAAAAGCAGTAGAGTTAGATGAACTTGCTGTTGCTAAAAAACATATTGAATGGTTTAAGACAACTTTTAAAGATGATTACTACATTGAGTTAATGCCACATAATCCTGAAAATGTAAATAAAGGACTTATTGAATTAGCAAAAACTATGGGGGTAAAAGTTGTTGTTACTCCAGACTGCCACCATTCTGATACTAGTCAAAAAGAAATTCAAGAGTTAATGCTCATTCTTAATACTCATGCCAAGTTACAAAAAGATGTAACTTATGATAAATCTAAGAAGCATAAAGATATGATGGATAGATTAGATTATCTTTATGGTACAGACAGACAAATGTCATTCCGTTCTTTTGATATTCATCTTCTTTCATATGAAGAAATGAAATCATGCATGGCAAAGCAGGGTATTGAAAGTGAAGAAATGTTTGCAAGTACGAATGAAATTGCAAACAAGGTAGAAGAATATGATATTAAATCTGGACTAAACCTGCTTCCAGTACAGTATAGAAATCCAGGAGAAGAGTTAAAGAAACTTGCTCTTGAAGGATTAAAAGAAAGAAACCTAGATACAAATCAAGAATATCTAGATCGACTTGATGAAGAGTTAAAAATTATTAGTGAAAAGAATTTTGAGCCATATTTTTTAGTTGTTCGCAATATGTTGAACTGGGCAAAGAAAGAAGGAATTATGGTTGGTCCAGGTCGTGGATCTTCCGCTGGTTCTCTTTTATGTTATGCAATTGGTATTACAGATATTGATCCAATCAAACATGGATTACTTTTTTTCCGTTTTATTAACCCTGAACGTAATGACTTTCCTGATATTGATTCAGATATTCAAGATTCTCGTCGTGATGAAGTAAAAGATTATTTAGTTAGACAATACCGCCATGTTGCATCTATTGCAACATTTTTAGAATTTAAAGATAAGGGTGTTGTGCGAGATGTTGCTCGTGCATTAAATATTCCTTTGCCAGATGTAAACAAAGTTTTAAAGACTGTTGACACATGGGATGAATTTTGTACATCAAAAAATTCTGCTTGGTTCCGTGAAAAATATCCAGAGGTGGTAGTATACGGTGATCAACTCCGTGGTCGTATTCGTGGAACTGGTATTCATGCTGCTGGTGTAGTAACTAGTAAAGAACCTATTTTTAAGTATGCACCAATGGAAACTCGCAATGTAACTGGTTCAGATGATCGTATGCCAGTTGTGGCGGTAGACATGGAAGAAGCCGAAAGAATTGGACTTATTAAAATAGATGCTCTTGGCCTAAAGACTCTTAGTGTTCTAAAAGACACTCTTGATATTATTGAAGAAAGATATGATAAAAAAATAGATCTTCTTAAGATTGATATGGATGATAAAAATGTTTATCAGATGCTTTCTGATGGATATACAAAGGGTGTATTTCAATGTGAAGCAACCCCATATACTAATCTACTTGTAAAAATGGGAGTAAAAAATCTTGCAGAACTTGCAGCATCAAATGCTCTTGTTCGCCCAGGCGCTATGAATACTATTGGTAAAGACTATATTGCTCGTAAACATGGTCGTCAAAATATTAATTATCTTCATCAAATACTAAAACCATTTACTGAAGAAACATATGGATGCATTCTATATCAGGAACAGGTTATGCAGGCTTGTGTTGAACTTGGTGGTATGACAATGGCTGAGGCTGATAAAGTTCGTAAGATTATTGGTAAAAAGAAAGATGCTAGAGAGTTTGATGTTTTTAAAGATCAATTTATTAAGGGTGCTTCTAAATTTATTGCACCTAATGATGCTTTAGATTTATGGCATGATTTTGAAGCACATGCTGGATATTCTTTTAATAAGAGTCATGCTGTTGCTTACTCTACACTTTCATATTGGACAGCGTGGTTAAAATATCATTATCCAATTGAGTTTATGTTTGCATTACTTAAAAATGAAAAAGATAAAGATGCTAGAACTGAGTATCTTATTGAAGCAAAAAGAATGGGTATTAGTATTAAACTACCCCATATTAATGATTCAGATATTGATTTTAAAATTGAAGGTAAGGGTATTAGGTTTGGACTTTCAGCAATCAAATTTATCTCTGACAAGATTGCAGAACGATATATATCAGCACGACCTTTTAATTCTTTTGCAGAAGTTGAAGAGTTTACCTTTACTAAAGGAAATGGTGTAAATAGTCGTGCACTTCAAGCAATGAATTCTATTGGTGCACTTACATTTTCAGATAATCAAGCAGATGCAGAAAAAATTAAAGAAAATCTATATGAGTATCTTAATCTCCCAGAATTTAATATGCCAGTTCCACAACATTACTATGCATATATAAATGATATTGAAGAATATGAAGAAAAAGGCGCATTCATTTTGATGGGTATGGTAAAATCAATTAAGAGATCAAAAGGATGGTCAAGGGTAGAGTTGTTAGATAAAACTGGTAGTGTTGGAATATTTGATGATGAAAATACAACAATAGAGGCTGGTCGTACATATATCATTCTTGCTAATGATAATAGAGTAGTTTCTGCAGTTCCTGCAGATGAAATAAAAGATTCTAAGGATCCTCTTGTAAAGTTTTTAAATTATAAAATGCTTCCTTATAAGGATGATGAAATGTTTGTAGTTTCATTCAAACCTAGAACTACAAAGGCTGGAAAGAAGATGGCATCACTAACATTGGCTGATGCAGGTCGTGAATTACATGCAGTAACTGTATTTCCTACTGCTTTTGCAAAGGCATATATGAATGTAGAGCCAGGAAACGTATATAGATTTAGTTTTGGTAAAACAAAAGATGGAACAGTGATAATGGAGGACGTAAAAAATGTTGGATGAGTTAGCAGAAGAATTACATAAAACTGCAGTTAGTAAGGGATTTTGGCGAGATGAAATAGCCTGTGGAGATATTTTTCTTGCTAAACAATGTATGATGATTGTTTCAGAAGTATCTGAACTTATGGAAGCAATTCGTAAAGATAAAGGTGAACAAGAAATTGTAATGGAAACAGCAGATATTCTTATTCGTACCCTCGATCTCTACGCTGGATTAGTAGAAACTGGATATACCACTATATCCCTTGACTATGCCTTACAGGAAAAAGCAAATATTAATAAAGATCGTCCAGAGAAGCATGGAGTAAGATTCTAATGACAGTAACTATTGAAGATGTACTATCTCAATTAGATCCAAAATTACGCAAAGCAATTATGTCTGGCGATTCTGTTCCAGATACAGAATATGCTGCAACTCCTAGTTTTGGATTAAATCGTGCTTTAAATGGCGGACTTCCATATGGTCGTCAGGTATTAATTTGGGGATCTAAATCATCTGCTAAATCATCTTTATGTCTACAAATGATTGGTCTTGCACAAAAAGAAGGAAAAGTTTGTGCTTGGATTGATGCTGAAATGTCATATGATAAAAAATGGGCAGAAGAAATGGGTGTTGATACATCTAAGTTAATTGTTTCTAAGGCAAGAACTATTAATGAAATGGTTGATGTTGGAGTTCAATTAATGGAAGCAGGAGTTGATATGATTGTTGTCGATTCAATCACTTCGCTTCTACCTGCAATTTATTTTGAAAAGGATTCCGATGAACTTAAACAACTTGAAAATACAAAACAAATTGGAGCAGAATCTAGAGATTTTAGCAATGCATGGAAAATGCTTAACTATGCTAATAATAAAGTTAAGCCTACTTTGCTTGTCCTTATTAGTCAGTCTCGCAATAATATTAGTGCTATGTATACTAGTCAGCAGCCTACTGGTGGTCAGGCTACTAAGTTTTATTCCTCTACAGTTATTAAATTATTTTCGTCAGAGTCTGATAACCAAGCAATAAAAGGAAAAATTCATGTTGGAGATAAACTTATTGAAGAAAAGATTGGCAGAAAAGTTCGTTGGGAATTACAATTCTCTAAAACTTCTCCTGCTTTCCAAAATGGTGAATATGATTTTTATTTTAGAGGAGATAACCTTGGTATTGATACTATTGGCGATCTTGTTGATACCGCTGAATTGGCTGGGTATATAACAAGAACTGGTGCATGGTATCAGTTAGATGATGGAACAAAGGTTCAAGGTCGTGATGGTCTTATTAACAGAGTAAGAGAAGATTTAAATTTACAAGATACTTTAAGGGCAAAACTATCTAATGGCTGAACCCAAGTTTAAAGTTTTTAATGGAGAATTTCCTTGTCATACATGCAAAGAAGTTGTTATTTCATTAAGACTATGGTTAGAAACTACAGATTTAACATGGATGTGTAGTCAAAAACATGTATCAAAAGTAACATTAATTAAAACAAGAAAAGACTATGAGCGAGAAGAACGAGAGTAAAAGAATAGGTGCTATCCAACATAAGAATTCTGGTAGAAATACTAAGAAGGGCGATGCTACATGGAGAGATTTTGTTATTGATTTTAAAGAAACATCAAAATCTTTTACTATTAATCAAGATGTATGGGCAAAAGCAGTAACTGATTCTATTAAGGCTGGTAAAGATAAATCACCAGCAATTGTTGTAGTTCTTGGAGAAGGAAATAAAAAAGTTAGACTTGCAATTATAGAGTTTGATTTACTAGATCAATTAACTTGGGAGGTTAATAATGAGCCAAAACGATCAGGCTGGGACGAATAAAACAACTTTGGAGATGGTCAATGGATTATCTGAAATAGCAGAGTTTATGAATGATGAAGAGTTAACTACTGCTCTTACAATGATTGCTAAATTAATTATCAAACCAGATATTCCTCCACAAGTTGCAAGCCTAGAAATAGTTAGACTTCAAGCAATTGCAGCAAAAATGTCATTTAGGGCTACCTGGATGGCAAATGTTGATAAAAGTGATAGAGGTAAGAAGAATATTTATTACACTGCTGCAGAGGCAATTAATGATCTTGTTTCAGCACTTAAGTACATAATGCGCTAACTGATATAATAGATAAAAAGGATAATAATGACTAAAAATTTGCTGAAACAAATAATGCTAAAGCCTGAAGATAAACCACAAATAATTAATACACAGGCTTTGATTGATAAAATTAACTCTGGTTATATTGCTAATCGTGGGCCAAAACATACTACTAAAAAAACTTTTGCTCCATCTACCCTTGCTTGGGGCTATGGTGAATGTCCAAGATATTGGTATCTTGCATTTGAAGGAAATATATTTGAAAGTAGTGATACTCCGTATGGAGTAGCAAATATGACTTCTGGAACAATGTCTCACGATAGAATACAGCAGGCTATGCTTGATTCTGGTGTTGCGGTTCCTTATATTGATGAAGAAAAAACTGAAAAAACTGGAGAAACTGTTTATACTACAGAGTTTAAAGTAACTCATTCAGACCCACCAATTTTTGGATGGGGAGATGCAATGCTTAATTGGGAAGATGAAGAAATTATTGGTGAAATTAAAACAATGCAACAAGATGCATTTGAGCATTATAAAATTAAAGGTGAACCAAAGAAAGGTCATATTGTACAGTTATTAATCTATATGAAAATTCTTAAAAAAGCAAAAGGTGTATTAATTTATGAAAATAAAAATAATCATGATTTATTAATTTTTCCTATAGAAGTAAATGATCACTATAAAGAATTTATTGATAATACTTTTGAATGGCTGCGTACCGTTCGTAAAGCATGGAAAGATAAGACCTTGCCACAAAAAAACTATAGGTCTAATTCTAAAATATGCAAAGGTTGTCCAGTAAGGACTGCTTGCTCTACAGCGGAACCAGGGGTAGTTAAGATACCATCGCTGGAGGGATTGAGTGAAACTATGTGAAAGATGCGATAAACGCTTTCAACCAAAAGTAAGTTATCAAATTTATTGTAGCGAAGAATGTAGAGATGCTGCTACAAAAGATAAGATTGCTGAAAGGTATCAGGTTTCTCGTAGACAAAAAAGAATAGGCAAAGTTCGTAAATGCCTTGGTGGTTGTGGAGTACAATTATCTATTTATAATGACTCTGGATTTTGTGCTAACTGTAATGTTAGTCAAAAAACAGTAGAAAAAATGATTAAAGAATTGAAAGGAATTATTGAATATGAGCAAGACTAATCAACCAAGTCACATATGTGCTATTGATGCCAGTACAAATAGTCTTGCTTTTGCTTTTTATACATATAAAAATTTAACTGGATATGGCAAAATAATATTTGAAGGTACTAACATTTATCAAAAAGTTATAGATGCTACTGCTAAAACTAAAGCATTGTTTGAATATTATAATATGGTTAATGCAATTGTTATTGAGCATACCGTTTTTATGAATTCCCCTAAAACTGCAGCAGATCTTGCGATGGTTCAAGGAGCGATTATAGGCGGTGCTGGTCTAGCAAATATTCACGAAATAGGCAGGGTATCCCCAATAACATGGCAAAACTATCTAGGTAATAAAAAACTCTCTAAAGAAGAGCAATTAATGGTTAGAAAACAAAATCCTGGAAAATCTCAGTCTTGGTATAAAGGATATGAGCGTGGTATAAGAAAGCAAAGAACAATTAAACTATTAGAAATAATTTATGATAAAAAAATAGAAGACAATGATGTGGCAGATGCAGCAGGCATTGGTCATTGGGCTATAAATAACTGGAATAAAGCAGTTGGATTTGACAAGGATTAATATGACTGGTAAACTATATACAAATGAATTATGGCTTAAAAAAAGATACCATGTGGATAAAAAGAGTCCAGAAGATATAGCCAAAGAATGCGGGGTAAGCGTGGAAACAATCTATGTATACCTTGCTAAGTTTGGATTAAGGAAATCAAAACGATGAGTGACAAAGAAAAATTTATTATTAAGGTTGATCAGGTAAATCATCCTTATCACTACACAACAGATCCAAGTGGTGTAGAAGCAATAGAAATTACTAGACACAGAAACTTTAATATTGGTAACGCAATAAAGTATCTCTGGAGGGCTGGTATTAAAGATGAATCTAAGCATATTGAAGACTTGAAGAAGGCTATCTTTTATATTCAAGATGAAATCAATAGACTAGAAGGTAAATATGACAAACGCAGAAACAGAAATCGTAAAACACCTTGATGAAGTAAACAAGGTTGTTGAAGAATATCTTAAAGGTAATGATCCTACTAAGATTTCTAAGACATTAGATTTACCAAGAACTCGTGTAGTAGCACACCTTAATGAGTGGAAGGCTATGGCATCTGCCAATGATGCTATTCGTGCTCGTGCTAAAGATGCACTTGTTGCTGCGGATACACACTATACTAAACTAATTCAACAAGCATATGAAGTCATTGATGATGCAACAACTACGGCAAACTTGGCAGCAAAAACAACTGCTATTAAACTTGTTATGGATATTGAGTCTAAAAGAATTGATATGCTACAAAAGGCTGGACTTCTTGAAAATAAAGAACTTGCAGAAGAAATGGTTGAAATTGAAAAAAGACAAGAGGTTCTTGTTGGAATACTTCGTGATATTGCATCAACTCATCCAGAAGTACGTGATTTAATTATGCAAAGACTATCTGCTATTGCAAAAGATGGAGAAGTGATTACAGTTGTCCACAATGTTCAATGATTTTCTAGAAGCATTACAAGATAATCACTTTGAAGAAAATCCTGTAGATGTTAAAACATTTGTTGAATCACCAGACTTTCTTGGACAACCGCCATTATCGTCTATACAGTATGACATTGTTGAAGCAATGAGCCAGATATATCGCAAAGAAGACTTACAAATGTTAATGGGAACTGAAAAAGGAGAGCAACATTATTCTAAATATACAAAAAATGAAATTATTCTTCAACTCGGAAAAGGCTCTGGGAAAGATTTTGTTTCTACTGTTGCTTGTGCTTACGTTGTGTATAAGTTATTATGCCT